AGGGAGTACATTGACCAGTCGCAATTCATGCGTATGCGTCACCACTACACCGAGCTGGGCCGCAAGGTGCGCGAGGCAATCAAAGACCAGGATGCTGGCGATTTCGATGATTGGTTTGCAGACCACAGCGATGGTCACCTGATGGATCGGATGACTGAAGCGTTTCCTGCTATTGAGTTAGCGCTGAGCAATGCAGGTGTCATGACCAACCTGGAGATGACCTACTGCAATCATGTGGTGCACGCGCACGAGACTGTTGAGGTGCGCGATGGCGGGCGTATGCGTACATGGTGTGAGTCGTGCCGCGATGACCGCGCAGTATGGATCGAAGATCAAGAAGAGTACTGGCAGTCAGACGATGCACAGTGGTCTGAGCGTGAGCAGGCGTGGTACTCATACGACCGCGACTCAGAGTTGGAAGAAAGCGACTATGACGATGACGACTACCACGCTGAAGAGGAACCCAATCGCCTGATGAGCTACATGACGGTGGTCACAGACTTTGTGGCACGGGACACGAGCTTCACGCCTTCGCCGTTCGGTGACTTCCTCATGGGTGTCGAGCTGGAGATGGCGACAGATGGGTCTGTGGGCAGCGCAGTCGAGTCTGTGCGTGACGCACTGGGCGAGGACTACTGCGTATGCAAGTCCGATGGTTCGCTGCCCGCTGGCGGCTTCGAGGTCGTGACTGCACCACGCAAACTAGACGAGCACATCAAGCGCTTCGGTGAGTGGTTCGGCAAGGGTATCCCATCAAACTTCTCCGCTTGGGACAAAGAGTCGTGCGGTATGCATGTACACATCGACTCTCGTGCGTTCACGGCAATGACGCTGGGCAAATTCCTCATGCTCATCAACTCCAACACCAATGTGGACTTCATTCGCCGTATCGCTGGTCGTCATCCCACTGTGGACAAGCAAGCGCGTGAGTACTGCGCGGCAGAAGAGCAGAGCATCCTCGACAATCCCAAGCACGCCCTCAATGGCAAGAGCAACCGCCGTTACCGCATGGTCAACACGACCTGCTTGAAGCGTTCCGAGGCTGAACGCTTGGGTGTGCAGTATGTCGGTGAGCGCAGCTTCAACACCATCGAGCTTCGCATCTTCCGCTCGTCTCTCAAGCGCGAGCGCATATTGGCGCAGATCGAGTTCACCCATGCCGCTGTCATGTTCTGCCGTGTCGCAAGCTACCGCGACCTTGACTACTCGAGCTTCATCAAGTGGTTGCGTACCACCAACAACACCTATCCCAACCTTGCCGACTGGTATGGCGTGCGCCGCCGTGCTACCGCCAAGAATTCAGCACCCGCTGAGTTGGCTTGTGTTGACCGCGTCTAATCAAATAACAATCAAGGAAAAATCACTATGTGTCTCATCATCACTGGCAAGTCTGCCAAAATCCGCTCTACACTGCTCGACACCAACGGCCTCATCGCTGACATCTACGCATCGAACCCCGATGGTATCGGCATCATGTACTCAACAACCAAGGGGTTGAAGGTCGTCAAGGTTCTGCCCAAGAGCCAAGCCGATGCGACTGCGTTCATCACCAAGCTGCCCAACGATGACCGCGAGTTGGCAATCCACTTCCGCTGGACTACGCATGGCGACACTGACCTCATCAACTGCCACCCCTACGATGTTGTCCCTGGCTATGTTGCCATGATGCACAACGGCGTGTTGAAGACAGGCAATGCCGCTGACACCACTAAGTCCGACACTTGGCACTTCATCAAGACCTACCTTGCTGACCCTGTGCATGACCACCCCACGCTCATACACAACGAGTCGTTCCTGACCATGGTTGCTGACTACATCGGCGACAACCGCTTTGTGTTCATGGACGGCGAGGGTCGTATGGCCCATGTCAACTACGACCAGGGCGTTGAGCACGATGGCCTGTGGTTCAGCAACACCTACGCATGGAGACCCACGCGCCTGATACCCAACTACTACTCGTCCAGTAAGCACGCCAGTCGGTACTCCAGCTATTCCACCTACGGCAAGTATGGTGGCTGGGGCGGTGATGATGTCTATGACGATATGTACATGGGCGAGGTCGCACCACGCAAGGCGTCTGTGTCAGCGCATGACCCCAAGTTCAACGAGGACGACTACGAGTGGGTCGATGATGAGATGATTGACGCCGAGTCCATGACCCTGGAAGACATTGAGTTGCTTGGCGAGTATCTGTTTGACGCGGATGTGGAGGCGGTCGAGGCGTGCCTAGAGGCTATGCCCATGGCTACCATTGATACCATCTTCGACAACTGGGTGCCAAGCATCACGACCTTCACGCGTGAGCAAGACCTGTCCTCGTATGAGCAAGACATCTACAAAGCCGCGCTCGACCGCGATATTGCCGCGATGCACGACTTCGTGCGCAATGGCAAGTCTGCCAGTACGATTGCCGAGGTGCTCTGCTACTACCTCAACTGGTCTCATGTGCGTAGCCAACCCCTGCCCGCGTTGCTTGCCTGACGGGTGTCAGTCCTCGTGGGACATGGCGTCCCACGGGGCTTTTAATCAAAAGGAACATTCATGTTTGAAGAACTTTATTGCGTGTACTGCGTGACCCCCAAGGGGGACAGCTACTCTTGCTGCCAAGAGAACCATTTCGTGCCGTTCGATGATCTTTATCCCGAAGATCAGGCGGCTTTACTAGAGGAGATGAAAGATGACTGACAAGACCTACAACGGCTGGACGAACTACGCCACATGGCGTGTGAACATTGAAATATTCGATGACGCGGACAAAGCCGAACTGTTCGATCTATCCTTGCCTGTTGAACAACTGCGCCATGTGCTGCAAGATTATGTGGAGGGGCACATCTACGAGGCAGGCGGGGGCGAAGGCAATATTGCTGTGGACTACGCGCTGGCGTTCCTGTCGGATGTGAACTGGTACGAGATCGCCAAGCACATGATTGACGATGCACAACTGGAGAAGTCTGATGAATAACTACACCATGTCCGAGCGCATACAGCGCGTTGTCGTGCTGGTCGCACTGATTGTGCTGGCCTTGGATTTATTTATATGGAGGGCGTAGCAACCACTAACTTGTCCAACACTTGACAGAAGTTTATTTGCGAGGTACATTTTCAAAAACGGAGAAGCACAAATGCACTACCACACACCGCCCTACGACACGGGCAAAGTAAAGATCGGTCTGCTGTACAAAGGCAGACCCCACGACATGACACGCGATGAAGAGCGCATCCAGGCCGCACTGCTTGGCATACGCCCTGATTGGTGCCACTTCATCGAGAGCGCATTGATCTATGTCGCTGTCGTATTCACCCTTTTATCCGCCATCTTTTTTCTACTAGCCAAGGACTAAAAATGCCCGACTTACAAACCGCATTGACCACCGCAATCAAGAACCAAGTTTTATCAACCACCATCAATGAATGGGAAGAAGAGGAGCAGCAGACCATGCAAGCACAACCACAGGCACAGCCACCAATCATGCAGACACAAACTCAGATCAACGGCAACAGCAAACTCACCCTCACGGGCAACCTATCCAAAGACATCTTCGTCTACATCAGAGACAACCCTGGCTGCTTACGCGCCGATGTACGAAAGGTGTTTATGGCGGCGGGTTTTAAAGAGGCTTCAATAGGCTCTCTTGTTTCGCAAATGGTGCGCAACAAAATGGTGAGCATCAACGAAGTGGGCAACCTCGAAGCAAAACGCGTTTACTACAAGCCCCTGATTAGCGGGGCCAAGAGAAAAGAGATGAACAAAAAGCTGGGCATAGCACGCGACAAGCCCGCATCAAAGCCCGCAAAGCCCAAGGCGCAAGGCATAGCCGCGCTGGCTCCCGAGCCTACCCAGAGTGCAGACAAAGGCCAGGAAGCGCTCGATAGGGTGCTGGCCAAGCCTGTGCGCGAGGCGCGTGCTGTCTACGATGCGATGTGCATACTGCGTGACCTGGATGTGGGCGAGGCGCGGTATGTGTACGCCGAGCTGCACAAACTGTTCGGGGGTTGAATGGAAACAGTACTGACAACGATTATTTTGGGCGGCATAGGGTTCATTGTCTGCGGCCTTGTGTTTGTTGGGCTGATGCACCTGTGGTTCTGGATGGATGAGAACGAGAGGGGGGATAGATGACGCTTCAAGAACAGCTTGAACAAACCAAAGCACAGCTTAAAGAAATTGTTGCTGGTAGGCCAAGGGTTTATCGGGCATGGGAAGACACATGGACTGCGTTTCACGAAGACTCAACCGCCTACAACAAGGCACACGCCCGATTGCTTGAATATGACATTGCGAAGAACAAAGTTGTAGACGAAGTGAAGCGTTTAAAAGCCTTGGTTGAGGGGGTGGCATGACCCCGCAAAGCTTTGATATTGACACCTGCAAAGAAGTTGTAGGGGATGCACGGATGCGTGTCATCGAGGCTAAGGCCCGACAGGATGCCGACAACGGCGTTATGGATAAGCCAGCAAGAGCAGAGGGCACTTACTGGGATGTCGTTCGATCAGACATGGAATATGTCGTGTATGTAACAGCGCACCACAAGAGGCTGGAGCGGATTCAACGGATGAAGGAGCGAGCATGAGCCCAAAAATTGAAGCCCTGATAAAAGCAACTGGATGTGCTGACGTAGGTGAATTGTTTGATCGTTCAATTCGGCTAGGTCAAGTGTTGCATCAATTCAAACAGGAACATGGGCGCATCATGAACGCCACTGAACTGAGATACCTTGAAGCAGTGTTACACGCTACACCACAGGAGAGAACATGAAAGACCCGGAAGACGAAGCATTTGAGCAGTTGGCCTTGAAGCAGGGCCAGTGGGAACATACCAGCGGCTGGCGCAAGAAGCAGATTGCACACATGGATGTCCACTCACACCCCGCAGAGTTTGTACACCTGCACCGCAACGACACGCTGGAGGAGGTGGCTGTGGAGTTGGAGACAAAGTTCACTTTGCCGTTTGGCCGTGATACGGTGCAAAGCTTTGCTCAGTACATCCGGGGGATGAAGCGATGAACCAAGACCTTATTAAGTTGATTGAACGCAACGGGTTGACTTTGCATGGGGACATTGAACACTTTGCAGAACTTGTCCGTGCCGATGAGCGTGACAGGGTTTATGCCGAGCAGATGGAACTGCCCACCCCACGGCTTACAGGTAAGTTTTCAATCACTGCGAGGGAATTTAAATGCACGGGTTGCACGGGTACATGGACAGACCGTGAAGATGCCAAACACCATTCATGCAAGGACTACCAATGACTATTGATAACAGCACAGGGAAAGACAAAGAGTTCTACAACCTTGGGAAACAAATGTTTGATCGGATACAACCCCTCAAACCCATCAAGCCGTACATTGCCGCCATTGAGGCCGACATTGAGTTGATGTGGGAAGTCAACAGCGCAGACATTGAAGCGTTGGAGGACGCCAAGATGACACTGAACGTTATCAAAGAAGTAGAGCCGGGTACTTTTGACAAGATCATTGACGATTCTTTGGCATTGATAAACAAAGCATTGGGCATGAGTTACTCCGATGCAATGGAGAGAGTGATGGACAGCGCAAGGAGTATGAAGAAATGAACAACCCACCAGCATTTCCAGGCAAACAAAAAGCACTGCTCATAAAGTCTGAACATTCAGACATTGCCAAAGAATATGAGATTGACCAAAACGGCATGACCCTGCGGGATTACTTTGCGGCCAAGGCTATGCAAGGACTGCTGTCAGACCCTGACTGGCGGCAGGACATGGACTTTGAAGACACGGCCCACGCCGCATACAAACAAGCAGACGCAATGCTGAAAGCGAGGGAAGCATGACACAAGATGAAATCATTGAGTTGACAAAAGAAGTGTATGGGACTCAAGCCACCAAACAAGAAATACTCTTTGCCAAACTGGTAGCAGAGAAAGAGCGTGAGGCGTGTGCAAAGGTAGCAGATGGATGGCCCGATTACGATGTGCAGGGATTGGCAGAAGCCATAAGAGCAAGGGGAGAACAAGCATGACAAGCTATTGCGTGTACTGCAAACGCCCTGTTTTTACCATATTGACCAAGTGTAGGAGTTGCGGAAAATGACTGACAAAGAAGTAATGAAAGAGGGCTACTACTGTGTGATATGCGGCAGGTTTCTACCAGCAGATGAACATGGTGTCATCGTGCATGATGACATTGAGCACCCACAAGAGATTGATTTTGGAGATGAGGAGAAACCACAATGATTTTTAAGTCTCAAACCATGCGTCAAATCATGGCAACCATGATGGAGGTAGAAGATAAGTGGCAACACAGCAAGTGGGTAGACAAAAGCGAACTGATAAACCCGGATGCACCTGTTGTCATTCAAGTTGGTGATTATGGATATGAGGTTCAAAGCATTGGAGGTGACGGTGACATTGATGGATTCGTCATCATGTGCAAAGAAGAACCCGTGTGCAAGTGGGAAGACATGGAGTTCATCAAGTTATGAGCATAGAAGCAATGAAGCTGGCGCTTTTTGCATTGGACATTGTGAAAATACATTACACACAAAACCGCCACATAAATGAAGCCATCGCCGCACTCAAAGAACGATTGGCACAGCCAGAGCAAGAGCCTGTGGCGTGGGCGATGGACTACGACATTGAAAGTGTGCTAAGTGGCTTTTCCACAAGTCTCATGGGTACAGCAATGCGAATAGAGTCAGCATTTCCAAAGCACCGAGTCAAATTGCTTTACACCCACCCACCACAGCGCACATGGGTAGGGCTGACGGATGAGGAGTTGAATCAGATATGCAACTCATTGGATTACTACGGAGACAGGGGGTTGGTGCAACTGATTGAATCCAAACTCAAGGAGAAGAACGCATGACTGATGAAAAACCAGCACCTCGCCCCTGCCAATCATGGTGGGATTGGTATTTGTCACCGCCAGAAAACTGGAATGAAAAATACGGGGATGCGTTTGTCTGGACGGCGCAAGAAAAAGCATTGATGCAACAACTCAAGGAGAAGAACACATGAAAGGTGGAGCAAGACCGGGGAGTGGGCGCAAACCCACATTGATTGACGAGCGCCGAACACTGGTGCTGCACGGGCAGGGCATGTCGATGCGAGAGATTGCCGAGCGGTTTGGTGTTAGCCTACAGGTCATCAAATACTTTTTTAAGAAACGAAGGAAGCAACATGGCCATGACCCCCGAAGCGATTGTAAAAAAGAAAGTCAAGCGACTGCTCGATGACAACGCGGTGTACCACTTCTCGCCTGTGCAAAACGGCATGGGCAGGGCGGGCATACCAGACATCATCTGCTGTTACTTCGGCACGTTCATTGCCATCGAGTGCAAGGCGGGCAAGGGCAAGACCACCGCGCTGCAAGACATGGAGCTGGCCAAGATACAGCAGGCCGGGGGGACGGCACTGGTTATCAACGAGGAGAACATTGACTTGGTTAAACAAACTTTAAAGGAACTGCTATGCGAATAACACAAGAGGATATAGAGCGCCGAGTGGCATCTATGTCCGATGCCCAGAAGGACCACTTCAAAACGCTGGTGTACGCACTGCTCCAGTGCTACGCCGAGGACAAGCACGCTGCTGTCATTGTGCTGGGGGACTTGACCGATGAGAGCGCCAGCGTGGTCACAGTCAACTGCAACGAGATGGATGCCGCCACGCTGCTGCTGGCAGCGGACAACTTCTTTAACTACATCAACATGCGTGAAGCACCACCCAAAGAGGCCATGAATTGAGTAAACCATTTGAACGCGCCATCGTGCTGGACTTTGAAACCGCCTGGGGGCGCGGCGTGAAGCTGGGCTTCTCTTGCCAGACCATGGAGGAGTACATACGCGACCCGCGCTTCAAGGCGTGGGGACTGTCCTGGAAAGAGCTTGGCGGCGAAGCGCCCGCAGTATGGGTTAGACGCAGGGACTTGCCCGAGTTCTTCAAGTCAATCGACTGGAGCACCACCGCTGTCATGGCACAAAACGCAGGGTTCGATGTGTCGATAATGGAGTGGCACTACGACGCACACCCAGCGTTCATCATGGACACGCTGTCTATGGGCCGGGCACTGCGCGGTGTGGAGGTGGGCAACAGCTTGGCCAAGCTGGCCAAAGACCTGGGCCTGCCGCCCAAGGGGGACGGGCTGTCGCCATCCGAGAACATCTTGGACGAGCTGCCTGCGGATGTGGAGAACACACTGGCCGAGTACTGCTGCCACGACACATGGCTGTGTGAGCAGATTTTCTTTGGGCTTGGTGGCTGGGACTACCCGAGGAAAGAACTCAAACTCATCGACATGACGCTCAAGATGTACACACGCCCGGTGTTGCAGCTTGACCAGCAGATGTTGATACAAGCATTGACAGAGGAAGGAAACATACGTGAAGCGCTCCTACAACGTCTTAACATCGATGAGTCTGAGCTGGCGTCAAACCCTAAGTTTGCGCAAATTCTTACAGGCCTTGGCGTTACACCCCCGACAAAAATCAGTAAGACCACAGGCAAGCAGACTCTTGCCCTGGCAAAAAACGATGCGCTCTTCCAAGCCCTCCTCAATGGCTCGAACGAAGATGTTGCGCTCCTTTGCGAAGCGCGTCTCAAGGTCAAGTCAACAACCGAACGGACAAGGGCACAGCGGTTCTTGGACATCAGCCAGCGTGGTGCGCTCCCGGTTCCGCTTTCGTACTACGGCGCTCAGACTGGGCGATGGACGGCAGCTAAGGGGTCCGCCATCAACATGCAAAACCTCAAGCGCGGTTCGTTCTTACGTAAAGCGATTATGGCTCCCGATGGCTACCAACTCGTTGTCGGCGACCTCTCGCAGATTGAGCCGCGAGTACTCGCGTGGCTGGCTGACTACGACGATATGCTCAACATCTTCCGGGCTGGAGGTGACCCTTACGCGGCATTCGGAAGTCAGATGTTCAACATACCCGGCCTTACTAAAGAGTCTCATCCTGACCTGCGGCAATCTGCGAAGAGCGCGTTACTGGGCTGCGGCTATGGGCTGGGCTGGTCATCGTTCGCGTCACAGCTTCTTACGGGGTTCCTTGGGGCTCCCCCAGTTCGCTACGAGAGGGCGTTCTCGAAAGCGTTGAACGTCAACAAGGACATGGCCGAGCGGTTCTTGGAGTGGTCCGAAACCGAGATCAAGCTACGGGATATCCCGCACACCTGTACTTACGCTGAGTTGGTGCACCACGCCATTGCAGCCAAGCGCATCATCGACATCTACCGTGCCACCGCGTCTCCTGTTGTCTCATTCTGGGACATGTGCTCCAGCCTGTTGGTATCGGCTTTGGTCAACGGCAAAGAACACACCCACAAGTGCTTGACATTCAGGAAGGGTGAAATAGAATTGCCAAACGGGATGTGCTTGCGCTACCCCGATCTGCGTGAAGTCAAAGACGAAAAAGGTAGGAGCCAGTGGGTATACGGGCCAGACGCTACCAAGTTGTATGCTGGAAAGATAACGAACAATGTGACCCAAGCTTTGGCGCGGGTGGTGATGACAGACGGAATGCTGCGGGTTGGTAAAAGATACCCCGTGGTTGGAACGGTGCATGATGAGCTGATTGCGCTCGTGCCCGACAGTGAGGTGGAAGAAGCCAAGACTTGGGTCTTGGAGCAAATGACAATGGAGCCGCGCTACATGCCCGGTGTCCCATTGTCCGCTGACGGTGGTGCTCACCGTAGATATGGAGAAGCAAAGAACTAAATGGAAATAACACTACCAAAGAAAGTGAAGGTAGGGGACAAGTGGTACAGCGTTGAAGTTGTCGAGGCCATGAAGGACAAAGACGACATGGGGCGCGTTCACTACCCCGAACAGAAAATAAAGATTGGTTTGCGAAACAACCGAACCGGGCGTAAATTCTCGTCCGAGTCGGTCAAAGAAACTTTCTGGCATGAGCTGGTGCACGCCATCCTTGAGGACATGCGTGAACACAAGCTCAACAACCGGGAAGACTTTGTAGAAGGTTTTGCTGCCCGACTTGCCATAGCCATAGAGACTGCGAGATTCTGATGAAACCTGTAACGTGGAGCCACAGCGCTCTTAAAAACTTTGAGGGATGCCCCCGCAGATACCATGAGGTAAATGTGCTCAATAACTTCCCATTTCAGGAGACTGAGGCAACACGCTACGGCACAAGCTTTCACACAGCGGCGGAAGTCTACATTCGGGACGGCACACCGTTGCCCCCTGAGTTTGATTACGCCAGGGGGGCGCTTGATGTTTTGATGGCCATGCCGGGCAGGAAGCTGTGTGAGTATGAGATGGGCATCACCCCGGACTTGCAGCCGTGCGCCTTCAACGAACCCAAGCGGTGGGTCAGGGGCATTGCTGACTTGCTCATCATTGATGACGACAACCTGACAGCGCGGGTGGTTGACTACAAAACAGGCAACAACAAGTACCCAGATCGTGACCAGCTAAAGCTCATGTCCCTCATGGTGTTCAAGCACTTCCCCCACATACGCAAGGTCAGTTCGGCGTTGTTATTTGTGGTGAAAAATGATATGGTCAAGCACAGCATGGCCGTGGAAGAGGCGGATGCTGAGTGGTGGAATTACCGTGAGCGCGTAGCCAGACTTGAAGCGTGCTTCGCTTCAAATACCTGGAACCCCAAGTCCTCTGGCTTGTGCCCGTGGTGTCCTGTGAAA